GGCATCCCATTTACACCGCCTGATGATGGAAAAGGCTGGCTGGAAATTGTCCATATTCCAAATAATATCACTGATGAATTTTGGTCATCTGGCAAGACTCATCGCGGATTCATGCGCCTTATCCTTTACTGGCCGGTCGATAGTGAAGGAGCATACCCCCCAATGGACTTGATAGAATCAATAGGTGGTTATTTTACCAAGGGTTTAAAAGTTACTGATTCCGGCCCTACTGTTCGTGTTACAATCACGGATAATCCTAACTTTTTGGGCATTTTAGAGGAAGCTCCTTACACTCTTTACCCATTAAGTATCCGTTATCAATTTTTGAAGACTTGACACAATATATTGTATAGCCTATTATTAGCATGCGAAAGATCGTATGATTGGAAGCGCACAGGTTGGATGACCTATTTTATATGTTTTCATATTTAAACAGGGATGACCCGCCATGAAAAAAATTCTTTTAGCTAGTAGCTTTTTAGCAACAGCAGCACTTCTTTCAAATATCAGCGCAGCTGCAAACGTCAATGCTGCATCTAAACTATATGTTTCCAGCATAGCAGTTGGTAACACCAATCTCGTACAAGCAGATTATGAAGCTCTTACATGGGTAGAGATCGGCTTTGTAGGTAACATCGGTGAAACCGGTATCAGCACTAACATTCTGAGCTATAACACATGGAACACTACTGTTACCCAGAAAGCCAAAGGTATCACTGATGCCGGTTCACCTGACATCGAAGTAGCACGTGACCCGCTCGATGCTGGTCAGATCATCATGCGCACAGCCGGTGCAGTTGGTCAGAACCAAAATTATGCATTTAAAATCCTTCGCGCAGATGGCACAACTTCAACAAACGGTACTGTGATATATAACCGTGGTTTGGTGACTGGCCCAAAACGCCCTAATGGACGAAATGAAGATTTTGATCTTGAAGTTTATAGCCTTGCGCTTCAGCAACAGGAAATTGTTGTGAATCCGCTTGCAACCGGTGTTTCTCCTTATTACACAGCTGTTCCAGCAATTACTGGTACTGCAACAGTTGGTCAGGTTCTTACACTTGGTAACGGTACATGGTCTGGTGATGCTACGATCACTTATACCTACGCATGGTACGCTAATAATGTGCTTATAAGCGGTGCTACTGCATCAACCTACACATTGCTATCTGCACAGCTTGGTAAGCGTATTACCGGCCGTGTAACCGCAACGAACTTATCAGGTTCAGCGTCTTGTACTACTGCGCCTACAGCAGCAGTTTCCTAATACTTCCAATGGGGTAGCGGGTAAGGCTACCCCATTTTTTCAACCACATTTAGGGGAGCATCCTAATGGACTTAAGTAATCTACAATCTACAGAACGAGCTATAGAAATCCTTTCACCTGGTAAGAAAGAGCCAATCGGCGTGCGCGTGCATTTACTGCATATAGATGACCCAAAACTCAAAAAGATTCGCCGTCAAATTCAGGACGAGAAAAGCCGTCTTGAAAGCCGTGGTAAATATTTTAAATCAGATGACCTTGAACAGAACAATTTTGCGCTAGGTTTTGCAGCTATGACCGGTTGGGAATGGTACAATCCTACAGGTTCTGAAAAAGATAAAGGCTATGATCCTGAAGAACATGCCAACTGGAAAGGTGACAAAAACCCACCTTTTACCAAAAAAGTCGCATTTGAGATATTTGAAACACTTCCTTGGTTTTTAGATCAAATTGGCGCGGAGGTTAGCGACACTGAATCTTTTTTTCAGCGTTAAAATCTGAACTGGTTGACACTACTCGAACATATGTTCGTTATGAAATGCCTGATAAAGAGGGTGAAACTCGCCGTGACAAGAATGAAAAAGCAGGCGTGCTAACCCCTTTATTTTGCATTCCTGATGCTGGAAAATATCTTTGGGACATTTATCTGAACATTATAAAACAGATAAATCGCATATCTGAAAATGGAGCATATGTTCTCATTCCACCTAGTGAATGGAAAGCATGGTTTGATTTAACAGGAACCATTGCATATCCGCGCGAATATGATATTCTAACATCCATGGATAGAGCATATTGTGATGAAGCCAACAAAGAGCTGGAAGATATTAGAGCTAAAGAGGAAGCAGAACGCGAGAAAAACAGAAGCAAACCAAAGCATAGGAAATAGTTATGGGTGATATTGCAAAATTAGGTATTGCTGTTGATACGAACGATCTGGATAAAGGCGTGCAGAGTTTAGATAAATTTAAGAATGCTGCCGCTGGCACGGGTGGGGCAATATCTAAAATGACTGCTGCTATCGAAGGGATGATGAATAGTTTTCAAAATTCGGCTCGTATAATAATTAATCTAGAATATTTAAAAGCTAAAGCAATTTTGGAAACTGTAAAAGCTAGGAAAGACGCTACGGCCTCTGAAATTAAAGCAGCAGAGTCAGTCGTAAGATATTCAAAAGCTGCAATGGACGCGATAAATGCTGACATGAAGCGTACAGATCAATTGAAGAAGTTGGCGGCTGCGCAACAACAATCAAACTTAGTTAGCAACGCTGCTAGAAAACCTTCTCTTGCTGTTAATGACGGCAGGTCTGTTAATGACGGCAGGTCTGTTAATGACGGCAGGTCTGTTAAGCCCGGTCAGCCAGCAAATGACCAGATGCCAAACCGATTCAATACAGGCAACATTGCAGCGCAGTTTCAGGACATCGGTGTAACAGCGGCCATGGGTATGAATCCACTTCTTATAGCGATGCAGCAGGGTACGCAACTGAGCGCAATTTTAAACAGCATGGAAAAACCTCTGATAGGTTTAGGAATTGCGCTAAAATCAGTATTCAATATCATATCACTTGGAACAATTGCTATTATCACATTGGTTGTCACAGGAATCCAAATGATTGATTGGTCAAATGCTGTGACTAATTCTTTGGGCGCATTATCAGCTGGTATAAAATATTTATTACCATTTTTGGTTGCGTTAGGGATAGGTATTGCCGCGACCGAATGGCAGTCCATAATTGCCGGTACGACAACTTTGATTGCGACATTACCTACATTGGCAGCAGTTATGAGTTCAGTAGGCACAGCAGCGGCTGCTATGTGGGCTTTCATTAGCGCGCCGGTTACTTTGGTGGTAGCCGCTATAACTTTGGTGGTTGGAGCATTGCTTTATCTTTCCGGTGTATTCAATGGTATTTCAGATGCAATTGATAGTTATAAAGCATCACTTACCAGTGTGAAGAGATATACTGATGATTTCAGAAAAAGTTTAACTGAATCAGTTGATGAACTTCTGACCCAACAGAATACTTTTGGGATGACAACTGCAAAAGCTAAATTGTATGAAGCGCAGCAAAAACTGATAAATAAAGCTGTAAATGATTTTAACGGTAAACCAACCCGTGAACAATTGGATAATATTTCTACAGCTGCTGAACGCGCAACAGATGTTTATGCTACGCTTTTGAACCAGATGGAAAAAATGGAATCTAAAAAGGCTTTTGCCGATTTGGCTAACGATACTGATGTACAAGTTGCTAGGATGAAAGCTGAGTTAGATGGTTTGCAGAAATATGGCAAAGGAGCTAATCAGACCCTTATTGAATTTGATCTACTTCAGAAAGCCAAAAACGATAAGAAGATTTTACCAGAAGATATAGATTTATCCAAGATAAAAGCTCAGGCTGCTGAATTGGCAAACTATGAAAATAAAATCAGCAAATTGCAAGATTCGATGAAACCTCAGAAGAAAACAGAGGACGAAAAAGCGCAAGATAAATATGACAAAGTAGTTGCCGGTGCAGATCGCAAAATTGCATCATTACAGGCTGAACATGATGCTCTTGGTGAAACAGCTTTTGCTGCATCTGAACTTAAATTTTATACTGATTTGCTAAATGACGCTAATCAAAAAGGTATTGAACTGACTCCTACCGGCACGGAGCAGCTCAAAGAGCGCGCGCATACTATGGCATTACTTACTGATGAAATTGCCAAATATAAAGAACAAATGGAATTTGCTAAAGACGTAACAAAAGGCTTCTTTTCCGATATGCGTTCAGGCTTAGAACAAGGTAAAAGTTTGTGGGAATCTTTCAGTTCTGCTGTTGCCAACGTGCTTAATAAAATTGTTGATAAAATGATTGATGCAAATATCAATAATATGTTTGGTGGAAGCAGTGGTGGTAACGCAGGTTCTGGTCTATTAGGCGGTTTGATTAGCGGAATTGGCGGTCTATTCGGTAGCCAGGGAACATTATCGAGAATATCAACTTTTGGTAGTGCATCAATGCAAGGGCCAATACCTATGGCTAAGGGTGGTGCATTCACAAATGGTATCTATAATAAAACAACTCCATTTGCCTTTGCTAACGGCGATCAGTTTGGTATCATGGGCGAAGCTGGCCCAGAAGCTGTTATGCCTCTACATCGCGGCCCAGATGGTTCCTTGGGCGTGAAAATGTCAGGTGCAGCTAATGACAAC